TCCGCACCGCATGCTGGAGCTTGCGCGCCAGAATATCCGGCGAAACAAACTTCAGCTGCTCCACAAATTCCGCCAGTGGCGGCACCGTCTTGTCCAGCCGCCCGCGCAGTTCGTGAAGGTCCAGCTGAAGCGAATCATCAACCTGCCGTTTGGCCTCGATCCGGCGATGGCCGTTCATCACGCTGGTGTGGTCACGCCGCATCGCCATGCCGATCTGCGGGTAGCTCAACAGCGTCAGCTCCTTGGCCAGCCAAAAACACACATGCCTGGCATGCACCACTTTGGCCTCGCGCCGGTCCGACTCAATATCAATCTTCGCCACACCGTAATGCGCCCCGACAGCGGCAATAATGTCTGAAATCTTCGGTCTCATGATACCTCTCCATCAGTCGGCACCGGCATCGGCAGCACCGCCAAGCGCCCCGCATGCCAGCTGTTGACCAAAGCGCAGACAAAATCCGCATCATTGGCATTGTCAAAATGAGCCACCTTGCGGCCCTTGGGATGGCGCTTGCTTGGCTCGGCAATCACATGATGCCCCGTGCGTCCACGCCGGAAGGCTTCCATGCTGGCAAATTCGTCCAGCACCTCCAGCCGGTCGGTCAAATCCGCCGCTGGCAGAAAGCTCGGGTCAAAGGTCGGATACTCGCGCATCAGCTTTTCTGTTTTCTTGTCCATCACGCGGCTCCTTTCGGGTTGTCGCTATGCATATTCAGGCGCACCTTGCGGGCAATCACTGGCCAGCTCACCACATTGGAATCTGGCGCTTCCGCCTGCTCCCACGCGATCTCCAGCCGTAGCACTTGCATCCGTTCGTCATCGCGCCGCTGCGCCAGCTCGCGCTCCAGTGCCTTGGCTGACCGGGCCATCATCACGCAGTGTGTGAGCGCGGTCATGATGGCCTCATTGTTGACGGTGCGGAGGCCTTTCTCATCGGTGTCATGCAGCACAGCGGCCGCAAATTCCAGCTGCTGGCTCAAAGGCATGGCCTCAAACGCCTCGTCAGAAATACGATCCGCCATTATTTCACCCCCCTGTTGCTCAACCGCTTGAAGGCGGCATCGATGTGCTTCGGGGCCAGTTCCTCGCGCCCCATCGTCGCCAGAACATTCGCCATCCGCAAAGCCTTGGTCATGCCGCGCAGCGCGCCGGATTTCCCAGCAATCAACACACAGGCCGCGCGAATTTTTGCATCCTCCACACCCCACTTGTCCAAAAGCATGTTCACATCCGCCTTGGGCGGCACACCCAGCACAATCCGCTGGCCAAAGCGGCTGAAAAGCTGCGCATATTGTGCCTCGTTATTCCCAGACGTCACCATCGAATGCACAGAGCGGTTGCCCATCAGCACAATGCCCACATCAAACAGATCATGCAGCGCCCGCAGCTCCTCCAGCGCGTCCATGGCGAGGTGCTGGGCCTCGTCAACCACCAGCAAATGGCCCTTCTTACCAATCACATCGGCCACTGCCTGAAATAGCCGAGAACTCGCCTTCTCCCGCACCCCGACCAAGCGCGCAATCTCGCCAAACAGCGTGTTGGCGCGGGAGATACTCGGATGTGAGGTCACAATCGTGACATTCGGATTATGCCCGGCATAAAACGCCGCCGCCGTGGTTTTCCCCGTGCCGGCATCGCCCACAATCAACGCCATATCCGGCATGATCTGGGCAAACCGCAACACTTGCTCGATCTTGGAAGCCGCCTCCAGCGCCATAAACTCCGGCGCATCCGGAATCTGCATTCCCGCCGCCTTGTTCTTGGCACGGCTCTCCAACCAGCGCTCGACCTTGGTGTTTACATTGTCCACACGGCCCGAATAGGTCCCCTTCAGCCAGTTGGTGAAGGTGCCGTGCGGAATGCCGCTCTCGTCCGACATATCCTTCTGCGTCAGCCCCTCGGCCGAGCGGATAAGCTCACAAGACGCCCGCAAGCGCACGGCCTCCGCCTCGCCATTGAACTGCTCTCTGTTTTCTGCAATATTCATATTGCGTTCTCCTTTCTAAAAGTAGCGCATCGCCACTTCGGTGGTTCGGCGGGATGGTGGTCTCAACACCACCCGCCATCTAAAAATCGTCTTTCGCAATCAGCCGCAGACCCGCATTCAACAAACGGTCAACCTCGTCATCCGGCATCGCATCCTCGACCTCGATATCAGTGGCCACAGCCGCATTGCCGCGCACCTTGGGGCGGAACATCCGCACAGCGGCAGGCTCAAGCGCTGGGTCATCAATCTGGGCCACATCCGGCAAAAGCGCTGCGGCGGCAGTGATCCCCAAATCATTCTCGATCTTGGCGTTTTCAGCCGCATTGCGCACAAACTTGGTGCGCTTTCGGGTCTGCTCCCGCGCGGCATCCTCTGAAAGGAAGCCAACCTTTGCGATGCACTCGGCATGGCCCAGATAGCGGCTTTCCAAGTCATAAATCGCCACCCCGTCATGGATATTGTCAGGATCAAAGCGCAAGGTGAGCTTGGCACCAATATGCTCGGTCAGGAACTCGGACCAGAAACGGTTCTTGCGCAAATGCACTTCGCCCGTTGGCTTGCGCGCGGTCACCCGTTCGGCCTTCATCAAAACCATGCGCAGCTGCTCGGCGGTAGGCTTGCGAATCGTGGCGGCTTTGTAGCTGGCCTCGAAAGCCTGATCAAAGCTCAACGTCCCGCCGCACACATCCGTGTTGCGCCCCTCACGGGCATTGATATCCGCAATATCCTCGGCAAACACCGTGCGGAAAAGCTCGTAATCCACCGCCATATCACGCGGATCATGGGTGTAAGCTGGCTTGTTGGTCGGGCTGTTGCCGGTATAAGCCCCCGCAAAGCGCGGGTCTTTGGCGATACGGTTGGTCAGGTCCTGAAAGCTCCGCTCAATCGGCTTGGATTGCCCGCGCCCGGGCTGCGCCCAATGCACCTTGATCCCCATCACCGTCAAAATCCCGTCCAGCTCGTCTTCCTTGACCTTGAACCGGAACCGCGTCTTTTGCCCGCCAGAAATCTCCTTGCTGGCATACTCCATGCCGTTATCCATCAACGCCCACTCGGGAATGCCGTAATCCTTGAACACCCGCCCGAAGGCCAAGCGCGTCGCGGTCGAATTCACCGTCTTGGAAATGTGCCAGCCCAGAAACTTGTTGCTGTAAACATCCGAAACCATCGTGATCAATGGCCGCACAACCTCCCCATCAGGGAACCGCACCCAAAGGTCCATCTTGTGCCCGTCCGCCTGAACACCCTGCAACGCATGAAACATAGTTCTATCCCTCAATTGGTGTGGAAACATCCGCCAAAGCGCATCGCGCCCATGCCGACACAGCACCATCATCACCGCCGGAACCTCCCGCTTGATCCGCGCCTGCATGGCCGCAGGGCTGGCAATCTGCCACCCGTTCGCCTCGGCTGCCTTCTTGGTCCAGTGGTAAGCATCGGTGAACCGCATCTGCTCGAGGCTCAGATAAAACGCCTTGTAAGCCGCCCACGCCATCACATCACATTCCGCATTTACCCCCGCCTTGCCCTTGTGGCGCGGCGCTAAAAACGCCTCCCACAACTGCACATCATTGATCACCGGCTTAACTAAATTCATCCAGCCAAATATCGTGCTCGGCCCCTTGCCGATCTTCTTTGATACCTCGGCCACCGCATCCCGCACATTCATGCTGGCGCGATACTTTTCTACCAGCATCAAAGCATCAAACCGCGCCCGCGCAATCGCCTTTTTCTTCGGCCCGAGCGTGGCAAATTCCGCCACCCGTTCCGCATCCGTAGGCCGCAATTCCGGCACCTTCGCCACCGGAGCCGCCGCTGCATTTTCCCGCGCCCACTTGGTGTAAAGTTCATCCTGCTGCGCCTGTGAAAGCACACCAATCCGGTATTCATAGCCCTTGCCACTTGGCGCATTCCGGCACATAGACCGCCCGTCCAGCGTCAGCGCCTCCCGCCAGCCCTCACGCACCGCTTTGGCGTTGATCTTGCGATAGGTGGTCGGCAGGCCTGTCAGCTTCATTGCCGCCAGTGCCGCAGATGACCACCATTCAGGGAAGCTTGCGCGGGTCATATGTCACCTCCGCAGCAAGCATCGGTAATGATATAGCGGTCATAAATGTCACCATAAACCAGCCAATCAAGCGAGGTGTGTGTCAGCGCTGCCAGCCAAACCATTGAAAGCAACGGAATGGGGGCCGTGCCATCCAGCCAGTGCGCCAATGCACTTTGCGACGCGTTAACGCTTGCAGCCACATGGGCCATGCCATGCTCGCTTACCTGCTCATCTACAAGCAGGCGTATGCGGTCCAGAAAACCAACATGCGTGCCCATCACTTCACTCCCATCCGTGCCATGCGGCGCGCCGCGTTGAATTCCTTGTCGATCGTCTCTTTATGGTCCGCCAACCGGCCAACATCGACCCAGCTCAAATACTTGTCCTCGATCACCGAATGCCCCATCAGCTCGGCCCCGATCTGCAACAGCCGCACATCCCCCGTCACATGCACCAGCGCCAGCAAGCGCAGATAAGGAATAGAGTGATCTTCCCGCGCCTCGCTGGCATAGGCATTCAGCATGTTCTCGGTCACATCCTCACCCAGCCACGCGCTCATTGCTGCCGCCAAAACCTCGCGGCTTTCCGCTGCGTCCTTCATCGTCTCCGAAACCGCCCGCGCAATCTTCGCCCGCAAGCTCGCGCACCGCACCCGCGCAGGCGCAAACGCCTCCACAATCGGCGCAGGCTCCCATGCCAGCAGGTCCATAGTCCGGTTATCGCCGCGCAGCTTCACCATCAGATAAAGCCCTCGCCCTTGAGCTTCATAATGAACTGCTGCTTGGCTTCATCTTCCATTTTTTCCCAAGAGGTCCACATCTTGTTCACTTGCTTCACAACAGGCGAAATCAGCTCTTCCACCTCCGGCTCGCCAGCAACCAGAGCCGCGCCCTGCGCCACGCTCGAAGCCTCGCCAGCCGCAATCTTTTCGGCAATAGCGCGCTGCAAGTCAGGGCCGTATTTTATCAGCGCCAGCAGCTCCTTTTGGCTATCCGCAGTCTCGGTTCCCACCAAAAGCGTGGCCGCTGGACCATAAATTTCCTTGCCAATTTTAGCGCTGTCCGCCAGTGTCCGGTCACTCACGCCCGCCTTGCCCGGTATGGCTTCGGTCCAAGTTGCAGCCGCTGCAACTTGACATTCCCCCTCCTTGCGAAACCCGCCATGTTGCCGCTCTGGGTGCTGCTTCATCCATACAGATTTCACCCGCCACACATGTAAGGCACGGTCCAGCATCGTCAGCTCGGCCCGTGTCAAATTCGCCAGCGCCGTGCGCAACCGCGCATCCTCCACACTGCAACGCGTCACCAGTGCGCGCACCTCCGTCCAACCCAAAAGCACAACAGCCTCCAGCCGGTGCCCGCCGTCAATCAGCTCAAATCGGCCATTCTTGAGGGTGCGAACCATGATTGGCTGGTTCAGCCCATTAGCCTCAATATCGTTGCGAAGCGCCGTCACAGCGCTTTCATCAACCGAGCGCAAACGGTCATCCCGAATGCTGATTTCCGATACCGGAATCACGTCAATCATATCCGCGCTCATTTGCCTGCCCTCCCAGCATTCAGTCCAGCCTCATATCCGGATGAATACCCCCGATCATAGCTGTCCCTCATGGCGGCAAACGCCGCCCGCAGCATGTGAAATGCAAACGCCGGAACCATCCTTTTTTCACCCTCAAATGTCTTGCCATTTCCCATGTTCAAGCCGCCTTCGATTTTTGACATTGGCGGCGCACCGGAGCTGGTGTATAACTGGCAGCAGGTTGAGGCTGGAGGCGGTTGCCAACGGTGTCATACCGACTGGGCCAGATCACATGCGCAGGCACTTGCAGCAGGTCAGAAATGACCCGCTCGCCGCGCGCATCGGATCGTATGGTCGCATTATACGTGGTGCCAACGGGCAGGCCGAACCTTCGGTCAATGCCCCGCATAAAAGGCCACCCCTTGAGCGAAAGCTCATAGCGTATCTTGCTGCTAATCCAGTTGGTCTGCACCATTGCAATATCCTCTTTTTCTTCCGGCCCGAGGCGAGTTAGTGGCTCGCCTTTGTTTGGGTTAGTGTTCGTATTACAATACGGTATAAACCCATTAATGGGTCTGGGTCAACCCATAAACGGGTCCCCGAATGAATTTGACGGAGCATATCGCTTTTCTGCGAGTTACTCCTTATTTATAAGAGGTTTTCGTGAGTAGGGCCCCAGAAAAACTAAAAGGACCCAAGGGTCCCAGTTCCGTAAATGAGTTTACGGGCCGATTGCGCATTGTCGAGCAGCAGTTCAATAATAGGGCTGAAGTTTCAAAAGCGATCGGTGTGGCCAAATCTTCCTACCAGAGGTGGGTGGAAGGTGTCTCAACGCCGTCATTTGATGCAATGGCTAAGCTCGCCAAGGTGGCCGGTGTAAGCCTCGACTGGCTGGCCTTCGGGGAAGAGGGCCAGCCCACGCAAGAGCGCACAGGCTGGTATCGCTACGACCCGCCCTACAATTACGACTGGATGTGGCAAATCATTGATATGCTTGGCGATTTATACCGTATGAACGGCATAGAGCCAGCGCCAGACCGCCTCCTGCACGAGGCAGCAGACATCTATGGCGAAGCGGCAAAGATAGCAGACCCGGATGAAAGATCACGCGCCATCAGCATGGCCGTGGCCATCATGGCCAAGGTGATCAAGCCCGCAGAACCAGCCGAGCAAACACCCACCAACAAACGCCGCGCCTGATCTGGTCCAATCCGGCCCACCCAGAATAAGAACCGTTTAAGAACCTCTAAGAGTTTTCTCAGGGCTGTCTAACCCTGCGCCCAATTTTGACCCCAAAACAGTTAATATTCCCTAAATCCCCATTTTGCTCCAGATTCCAAGTATGCCCCCCAAACGCCCACCCCCAAACACAAAACCCCTTTTTTTCTTACCCCAAACCATCAAATCCCACCAAATCCCACCAAATCCCGCCTACTCCAGTATCCAACTGTTCCCTACAGCACTTCTTTGGTAATTGCCAGATTTTCTTCCGGCATCTCGGATTCAAGCACAGGAATACAGGCGGAA